CGGGCGTTCGATGCGGTGCTGGCCAATCTGTCCCGGCTGGCCATCTACGCTGGGACTTTTGCAACTTTCCTAGCCGGACGTTGGGTCGCAGCAATGGCGGCCGCTGCCCTGTCGGTGCGGGGTTTGGCTACGACGCTCGTGGTTCTGAAAGCCGCGCTCATCCGCACCGGCATTGGCGCGCTGATCGTTGGCGCGGGCGAGCTCGTTTACTGGTTCACGCGGCTCGCCTCTAGTGCAGGCAGCTTCGGCGAAGCCATGCGCCTCTTAAAGGATGTTGCTGTTGAGGTCTGGGACCGGATCAAGATGGGGGCATCAAGCGCCGGGGCTGCGGCCACCGCCATGTTCTTCGATCTGAAAGCAGATGCGGCGACCGGCATGGCTGGAGCCATCGAGAGTGTGGTTGCCTTTGGCAACACCACCGCCAACATCTTCGAGGGCGCGCTTTTGGCCGTGCGCGAGATCTGGTCGCGCCTTCCGGATGTGATCGGGGATCTCGTGTTCACGGCGGCCAACCGCATGCTCGACGGGATCGAGGCCATGCTGAACGGCGCAATTCGCCGAATTGACGCCTTTACCGGGCGCATTCGCGATGCGCTGGCAGCTGTCGGCATCGAGACGACCTTTGGTCAGGTCGGTGAAATCAGCCTTGGCGACATCCCGAACCCGTTTTCTGGGGCCTCTGCGGATGCGGGAACAGCTGCGGCAGAGGCCTTTCGTCGGGCCTTTGAGGACAACCCACTCACGGCCCCAGACCTTGGCCTTGATGCCATCGCGAGTGACGCGCTCGCAACCGCGAACACCTACCGTCAGGCGGCGACCGATCTTGCCAATGGCGCAACGGCCCCGCTTCCTTCTTGGAGCGCACTTCGCGGCGCCGTCGCGGGCACGGGGGAGGACGGGGCTACGGCATTAGAGGCTGCGTCAGCATCTGCCAATCGGCTGGGTACGGCTTTGGGCGGTCTGGGAGAGAAGGGTAGAGAGGCCAAGGATAAAATCGTGACAGGATTTGCAGCGGTCAGCCAATCACTCAGTACCTATGCAAAGGACGCGCTGAATTGGGGCAAGGGCCTCGGCGAAACCCTAACCGGTGCCTTCAGTGGGGCGGAAAGCGCATTCCGTAGCTTTGTCGAGACCGGCAAGTTTGACTTCAAGGGCCTCGTGCGCTCAATCCTGGCGGACTTGGCGGTCCTGTCGTTCAAACGCGCGGTTCTGGGGCCCATCGCCTCGGCGCTCTCTGGCATCTTTGGCGGCGGTTCTGTTGCTGCGGCCGTCTCGCATACAGGCGGCATCGTTGGGGTCTCGGGCCATACCCGACAGGTGCCCACACTGGCCTTCGCGGGTGCTCCAAGAATGCATGCTGGCGGTTGGGCAGGCTTGCGACCTGATGAGGTCCCAACAATTCTGCAGCGGGGAGAGCGGGTGCTGAACCGCCGTGAAGCGGCGGGGTATAGCGCAAGCGGACGTTCTAACACAGGCGTTAGCGTCCATATCGATGCGCGTGGCGCACAAATCGGCGTGGCGGAACAGATTGATCTCAAACTGCGCGCGGCTCTGCCAGAGATCGCACGGATTGCGACACAAAGCGTGGCAAACCAGCGCCGCCGAGGCTATGCGGTATGATCCCGGAGCTTCCTATCACGCTCATCTCCGCGCTTGAGCGCAAGCTTGTCACCACAGCGACTGCAACGACTTCGCCGTTTACCGGCACACAGGAGATCCAAGACTGGGGCGGCGAGTGGTGGGAATACCAGATCACTCTCGCGCTGAGCAGCCCACCAGATGGGCGGCGCCTCTCGGCCTTTTTTACGGCCCTTGGCGGAGTTCGTGGCCGCTTCTTGTTCCGCGATCCGTCTATTGAGCCGCCTGGCAACACGGGCTTGGGTGTGGTCGCCGGCGCAAACCAAGCGGGAAACACCCTGCAAACCGCAAGCTGGCTGGTGAACACGCCGCTCTTTCAGGCCGGTGACCTCTTCTCGCTTGGCGCGGATGCGGCCATGCGGCTTTACCAAATTACTGAAGATGTCACCTCGGATGAGATCGGCTCGGCAAGGCTTAGTTTTGTGCCACGTTTGCGCACGTCCCCTGCCAACGGTGCACCTGTGCAAGTTGAGACACCAAAACTGGTTTTGCGGCTCACAGAACCTGTTCCATCCCGGATTGGGCGGGCCGGCAAATTCCAGTTCACCTTCACGGCAAGAGAGGCCCTATGACGCGTGCTCCAACAGTTGGTTATCTCGCTGCATTAGAAAACGGGGCGCTTTATCCTGCCATTTTCTTTGAAGGGGAATTTGCCTCGGGCTGGGTGCGGGTGTGGACTGGTGCAGGCGATATTGTCTGGGATGGCAAAACCTGGATCGGTGCGGGCGCGCTCATTGGCCTGGGCGCTCTGGAAGAAACCTCAGAAGTCGTGGCCTCTGGTACGAGCGTCTCTCTCTCAGGCGTGCCACTTGATCTTATCGGGCTTGCCATTAACGAGGCGCGGCAAGGGCAGACGGGGCGTATTTGGCTTGCGCTTTTGACACCAGAGCTCGATGTGATTGCAGATCCCGTCCAAGCCTTCTCGGGGCGTCTCGATGTGCCCGAGATCAGCGAGGATGGCTCAACCTGCACAATCACCATTTCCTATGAGAGCCGGTTGATTGATCTCGGCACACCGCGCAACTGGCGCTATACCCATGAGAGCCAGCAGGTGCTCTTCCCAGGTGATCTGGGCTTTGCGCATGTGACCGCCATTCAGGACCGCGAGATCACCTGGGGGCGGGGATAAGCACCATGTCGCGTATTCCTCATTGGGAGCAGCGCCTTGCCGGGGCCATACTAGAGGCCCGAATACGGCCGTTTGTCTGGGGCCGTCATGACTGCGCCACTTGGGCCTTTGATCTGCGCCGCGATCTGATGGGCGGCCCTGACCATGCCGATCTCTGGCGGGGTCGCTATACCACGCCAGTTGGTGCGACACGTGTGATGCGCAAGCTTGGATGGTCATCGCTGGAAGAGGGGGGACGGGCACTTCTTGGCCTCCCGCTGGAAACGGTGTTCTTGGCGCAGCGAGGTGATTTGGTCCTTGGCGGGGCCCCTGAGGCCTTTGGCGTCTGCCTAGGGGGGCAGGTTGTCTTCATTGGTCCTGATGGGCTCACAGATTTGCCGCTCTCTGTTTGTCGTCTTGCTTGGAGAACATGATCCATGCCGCCTCTTGTTATTGGTGCTGTTGCCCTTGGCGGCGCGGCGATCGCTGCTGGCGGCATCACCGCGGCTTTTGCTGCGGGCGGGCTTATAAGCTTTGCTGCAAACTTCGGCGCCTCGATGTTGCTCTCAGGTGCGGCGCAAGCGATGATGCCGAAACCTTCTGTGGGGCAGATCGAGTTGCAGGCCCGCACGGTCACAGTGCGCGAGCCTGTGATGCCGCGCCAGATGGTTTATGGGCGGACGCGCAAGGGAGGTGTGATTACCTTTCTGCACTCGACTGGCGAGAAGGACAAAGATCTTCATTTGGTCGTGGTGCTTGCCGCGCATCGCGTGAAGTCGATCGGTGCCATCTACTTCGAAGGTGAGATGGCGATAAATGCCTCTGGCACGCCATTAGGCCGGTGGGTGGGAAAGCTCGCAGTCGAGAAACGGCTTGGTGGCGCCGACCAACCTGCCTTTGCGGGTCTGATTGCTGCGGCACCAAATCTTTGGACGCCCGCGCATCGCTTGGCAGGCTGCGCTGCGATTTATCTGCGGCTGAGTTATGCTCCAGACGCCTTTCCTGGGGGAATTCCGAACATCACGGTCGATATGGAGGGTAAAGACGATATTCTTGATCCACGCACGGGCGCGCGCGGCTATTCGGAAAACGCGGCGCTCTGCGTGGCGGACTACATGGCCCATACCATTTATGGTATTGGCGCCGGCATCGGGGCTGCCGACGGCATTGAGAGCGGCAGTTTGATTGAGGCTGCCAATATCTGTGATGAGCAGATCCCTTTGTCCGGTGGTGACAGCGAGCCGCGGTATAGCTGCAATGGGGTTGTATCGCTCTCAGAGACGCCGAAAACCATCATTGAGGCCATGCTCACCGCCATGGCCGGGCGCTGCATTTGGCAGGCGGGCCAGTGGCACATGCGGGCAGGTGCGTACCGTATCCCAACAGAGATACTGACCAGCGATGATGTCCGAGAAGGGGGCATTGCGCTGACGACGCGGCAAAGCCGCAGTGCGAACTTCAACGCTGTGCGCGGCCAGTTCGTCAGTCCCGAGAATGACTGGCAGCCTGATGACTTTCCGGCCTATGCCTCTGAAACTTACCGGCTGGAAGATGGTGGGGAACAGGTTTGGCGCGATATTGCGCTGCCCTTTACCATCTCGGCGTCTGCTGCGCAGCGGCTGGCCAAGATCGAACTTGAGCGCAACCGTCGTCAGCAGATGTTGAAGATCAGCGGTAAGCTGAAGGCTTGGCGGGTGGGTGCTGGTGAGACGGCCTTCTTCAAATATGACCGTTGGGGTTTTGGTGGCGCGGCTATGCCTGATGGAAAGCCGTTTGAGGTGCAGTCAGTCCGATTAGACCTCACCCAGATCGGAAATGGCACGCGCATTGCGCCTGAGCTTGTCCTACGCGAGACATCGCCCTTGGTTTATGACTGGGATGCCTCTGAGGCACAGATCTATGCGGCCGCACCGCGCACAACGCTGCCCTCGGCCTTTGATATCGCGCCGCCTGGCGCACCGCAGGGCGAGGAGGAGCTTTATGTCACCCGCGATGGCTCTGCCGTAAAGGTGCTGTTGCGCGTGCGCTGGACGGAGGCGCAAAGTGGCTTTGTCGAGAGCTACCAGTTTGAGGCCCGCCGGGATGGCGGGGAATGGCAGGATTATGGGCGCACGACCGGCACGCTGATGGAGCTCCGCGACATTGCACCGGGCCAATGGGATTTCCGCGTCAAGGCCGTATCTGTTTTGGGTGTCTCTTCTCTTTGGCGTGAGGGCACGCGGGAGGTCGTGGGATTGACGGCCCCGCCGGCGGCACTTGAAGGTTTGACCATCCAGTCTGCTGGAGGGTTGGCAGTTCTAAAATGGCAGCGTGCTGTCGATGTGGATGTACGGGTTGGTGGCAGTGTCATCATCCGCCATAGCAAGGATGTGACTGCGAGTTGGGCGAACTCGACGCTGATGGATCGGGTCTCGGGCGGGGAGGCCATCGCGGTTGTGCCGCTGAAGCCCGGCGCTTATTTGTTGCGCGCTGAGGATAGCGAGGGAAGGATTGGTCCGGTCAGCACGGTGACGACCAAAGGCGTCCAGATCCTGAGTTTTGCGCAGCTCAACACCCTTGCAGCCGATCCGCTCTTTCTGGGTCCGAAGACCGGTCTTCTGGCCGCGGCTGGAACGCTAAAGCTTGAGACCGGGACAGATGCCACGGGCAGTCCGGTTGTGCTGGCGCGTGAAGGGCTTTACCAGTTCGGCACGCGTCTCGACTTTGGCACACTCAAACGCGTGCGGCTTCGCTCGGATATCCTGGTTGGGGCGTCAGCGCTCTCTGATTACATTGATGATCGCATGACGCTGATTGATGCTTGGGCTGACTTCGACGGCTCAGAAGGCGCTGATATCGATGTCGTGCTTGAAATCCGCGAAACCGATG